CTCAAAAGATTGGTCTAAAGCACCCGTATCAATTGCAGGTGGTTGACCAGGTTCGGAAACACTTCCAGACCAATTCGCACGGACATAATCATCAATAAAACTTTGTGAAGCAGCTTGTACTGCTTCTGCTGCACTGTTGTTTACTGAATTTCTAATGCGCTCGATAATGTTTTGTCTTATTACAAACGTTGCGCTAATCAATTCTGGCATAATGACCCATCTTGTAAATGCCCGCTTGAATTTTACTAAAATCGCCAGTGCTGAAATTGTAATGCGTGTCTTTTGGATTGTGTGGTGACATATCGTCGTCCAAAACGCGCGCCTGATAAACTTGACCGCCGTTAATGCGAACCTTTCGGTTAATCGCAACAGGTGCATCAAATGGAAAATAAATCTTGAATATGACTAAAATAATAACTTTTTCATCATAAACTTCAATTTGTTGTGAACGAAATTGGATTTGTTCAATCCGACATGGTATGCGTTGCGAACCTTCAGCAACAACCCAACTCGACGTAAAATTACCGTTTTGTGTTGGCGTGCGAAGTTCAGTCACAACATCACAAGTATCTGTCAAAAATGCCATTACATTTTGACGCAACAATAACTGTACGTTTGGGTTTGTGACCAGCGGCATAATGTTATTAAACCTTGATTATGTTCGCTGCTGTAATACTCAAACGCAAAACAGTTGCCAAAGTTGAAACACCAATAATCGTTGCGTAATTGGTTGTAGTCGATAAAGTCAAGTCCGCTACTGGACAAAATGAACCAGCGGTTGCGCCGGACAATGCGTATAGAATTCCGACGCCTAAAGCCGTACCAGTCATCGTAATGTCACCAGAGCTTGCGTATTTGATTGGTTGACCAGCGCCACCACTATTCAACGCGATACCAACAACTTGTGAGCTTGCTTGCGACGTTACCGCTGATGCAGGGCGCAATGAGTATGAGTTTGCCGCATCAGCATAAACCAATTGTCCTGCTGAAATTGCCGAAAAAGCAATACCTGTTTGAGTAATCGTATAAGTAGTGTTTGAAATAACACCAGCAGCACTTACAGTAATATCTGCCATTTTATTAATCCCTTATAAACTAGTTTGCCAATCTAAAGCATTGAGACCGCCCGTTAAAGCCCAACTAAAAACACGCGGTCTGATACGTGAAAACCATTGCGTAAAATCATACGGAACATTACTACCGCTTGACGTTACACCAGTTGAAGTAAATAAATTACGTCTAAATATGGGTTTGTAAATACTTGAAGTTAATAAATACCTTCTTGCTAATTGCATATACCAGTCGGATAGTTTTACCCAATCCGTTTTAGCGTCTTGTTCTTCATAATCACCCAATTTGTATTTTCGTCCCGTGCGGATTAAAAAGATTGGTGATGTGAGTGCAGCGGCATAATATGCCGCTGCACTCTTGATTAAAGATTTGTCGGGGTCAATCAAAACGCTAAAATCGGGAACTTTTGCAAGGAAGGCCACATTGACAATTGGAACAATACATGCACCGTTTAAGTCACTATCTGAAATATCAAGCGGCGTTGCACTTATAATTGTGCGAATATCTGGATAATCCGCAATTGTCAAAACTGTTGTCATTATTTAACCTGCTTATCATTCTCAGGCTTGACAACAACAACAGGTTCAGGCTGAACTTTTTCTTTTGGGACAAAAACATAATCCGGATTGGCGGGATTAAGACGATTGGTAAAAACAACATCTTTCTTAGCGTCAACCGTTTCGACTAAATCAAGAAAGTGCGCATCAATCCGCTCACGAACATATTCAGTATCAGCAACTTCGTAAATATATTCTGGGTGTTTCTTGTTACCAGCAATCAACAAACTATTCTGGTCAAGCCAATACGCAACTTCATGATGCGCAGTGTCAGTGTCAAAAATCGAAACTTTGTTGTTCGCAATCATCAGTTTCGAAGGACGTACAAAAATCGTGGTCATATTCATTCTCCTAATTAAGCAGTCGTTACCAAAGCTTGATTTTGGTTCAAAGTCGCAATTGCAAAACCGTTCGTTTCGGTTAACACAATGTTTTGGTACTGCGCAGTAATTACGCGGTCAGTTTCAACAATATCAGCACCAGCCTCAATTACCAATTCGAGAGAAGCGGCATTGTCAAACCCGATAATCGTGCCGACCGGAACGTTTGCATTGTCGATTAAACGAACACCGTCAAGCGTAGTACGCACAGGCGTAACAGCCGTTGAAACTGGTTGCGAACTCTGCAAAAGCGTTGCAGCGGCAATGTTTGCAGTTGCAGCAGACAACATGTAAATGTTCGCAATGTCAGCCGGATTTGCGACAATTGTGTTCATTACGTAAGGTCGCGTAAATGCTTGCAAACGCCACGAAATCCACATTTTCAGCGTCAATTTACCAGCGGCGGCTGCGTCATAAGTCGAACCGTTATTGCTGGTAGCACTGGTCAATAAGTTTCCGTCACCGTTAATCAATACGTCAAGCGCTGCATCTTCCTTATCACGTGCGGCTCGCGCTGCAATATATTGAATTGACCAGGCGACCATGTCGTTATTCATACGGCGCATTTGTTCGTATGAAATTTCCAAACGACGACCGTATTTCTTTACGCGAATTTGGTTTACACTGGTATCAAAACTTACCGTTGGAATTTCAGCGTATTCTTCAACACGCGCCATACGTGCTTCACCAGCCGCTGCGCTATCCTGCAAATACAAAGCCATAAACGTTTCAGTTGAAATGGTTCGCACGCGCGCAATCATATATGGCAACGCCGTTGGCTGAATTTGCAGAAAACGCAAATCAGGCAAAACCGTTGGCGGGTAAACCGTGTAACTCAAAGGCGCTTGATTGTCAAATAAACGTGTTCCCGTTACATTTGCAGCAGCTTTGTACGTCCGGTTCATCCATTCAGATACCAACAATTTGCGTTGTTCACCCAAACCGTCCGAGTTATCAAACCAACGGTCAAAACCGTGTGCAATCATACCGGAGTTGTGGTCTGAAGCAGTACGAATGTCTAAATTAATTAACTGACGCTGAAAAGCGTCAGTGTGCTCATTCGCACCATATTTTGAGGTTGGGTCATTTGCTTCCAACCAAGCGGATAAACTCATACCGTGTTTGTGACGTTCATCAGCAAAACCACGGCTCAAAACAAAATCAGTAGCCATATTAATTCCTTAGGTTAAATAAACCGCAACACCATTCGTAACCTGAACACCCTGAATGTTGTCAATGTCAGCATTGGTCAAAATCCAACCACGCCCAACAGCGACTTCAGCCAAAACCGCAACGGCTTGCTGACGAACATAACCCTTTGCAGCAACCAATAATGCACCAACAATACGTGAACCAACCGAAACTGAAGCAGCCGTACCAGGGAGGAAAATTGTCGCGCCGCCAACTTGTACTTCACAAATTCCGTCAGCACGAACCATGTCCAGCCGACCGACAACCAATTGACCATCAGCAACCAAACCAACAACATCGTTTGCGGTAAGCGTTACGGCTAATCCGGTTGACACAGAACCGCCCTTTTTAGTGTTGTCATACACAATTGAGGCATCATATTTGAATGTAACACGAATAACGCCAATATGACGATATTTAACACGTTGACGAGGGTCTGCCATAATTTAATTCCTTATTTATAATTTGATTTAGTGGTTGGACGAAAAGCGTCACGCTTATTCGTGTCCGTTGGACGTTCGTCTGTCAATTTGGCGTCTGCAACAGATTTGAAACCCGCTGCAATATCGATGATTGCATCAATATCACCTAATTTGTGCAAACTGCGAGTGTATGCTTCAACTTGAAAACTATCAGCACCATTAGCCCGCACGCGCTGCTTAATAGCTTCATCTACCTGATTTTTCAAATATGCGTCACCCAATTGGGCACGCTCATGCAAACTCTCTTGTTCGCTTGAGAGTTTTTGAATTTTTTCCACTAACATCGCAACACTTTCGTCGTCAGTTAATGGCGTATTACTGGTTACAACACCAGCACGCTTGAAAATAACTTCCCATTCCATATTTTTACCTTTTTTCTTATTGAGAATTTCAATTTTTCGTTCCATCGTTTCGTCCAATGGAATTGCATCTGGATAAAGCGCTCGCGCGCCACTAATCCCTAATTGTCGTAACGCTTTAACAATAAATGCGTTAGGATTGCTGCCCTTGAAAACCAATGAAACTTCCGCTGCGCTTGCATTATCAACCCAACCAAAAGCACGTTTACCTTTATAATCCATACCAGGAACATGCTCGCACGCACCAGACCAATCCATCATGTCGTTTTTGCATACAGAACATCTGACAAGAGAGTTTGGATTGTTCATGTGAAAGCCTACCGAAACATCTTTGGTCGTACCACCTTCAATGCCGCGAATTAAATCATTGGTATTACAACCGTCAATGTTAACGCCGCGTTGAATGTAAAACAATGCGTTGACCGATAAACCCGAAGATTTATCCTCAAACGTTGCATTGTCTGATAATTGCGTTCCGGATGTTTCACCATAAAATGTTCGTCCAACGGGCAAAGATTGATGATTGTGTGACGTTAAAACTGGAACGCCACGATTAAAATCGTCCGCATAGTTCTTAATCGAGTTTGCGGACATTCGTGTTTTATGACTGTCAATGTTTTGCGTTGATACAGTCATACCGCCGATGAAGACTTCATCGGCGGTCAACGGCTTATTTAATGTGTTTTTGTTGATTAACTCTAACGCACGTTCTGCGCTCATCGCTGCGAACGTGCTCGAAGAATTTAATTGCGCTACGGTATAATCGTTCAAAATGTTTATTCCTGTACTGCTTTCGCTGAACCGTCTTGCGATACTGGAGCAGGTTGCCCAGGCAAGCCTGCTTGTTTCATTGGTGGTTGCGCATTAGGGTCAATCTGTTTGTCGGCATTGTGATGCAATAACGCATTTGATGCTTCGTCATTGCTTGCCCACCCTTTTTGCACCATCATTGACCAACTATTAACCTGCATATTAAGTGCTTGTGCATCCAGAAAGTCATCGCTTGTTCGATGTTCGTGAAATTCAAAACTCACGTAAGACGGTCTACCAGCAATGCGCAATGCTAAGTTAAACAACCAATTGACAATCTGTTTGCTTATTTCTTGATACGCTTTGATTTGCAACAAATAAACTTGCCATTGTACGGTTGCGTGTGTAGTTGTCGCACCTTCATTACGACCCAATAAAACTGGTAGTTGTTTGGTTGCAGATATAATCGATTTATCAATCGCTTCGATTAATTCTTTTACCGGAACACCAGTACCACCAGGACTAATATAATTGGCTTCCACAGCATCCCAATGGATGAAAGCGTCATCACTCGACAAACTGTTTACCGCAGTCGCAATATCGTTAATGTAATTGTCAAGGAAGTCTTGACGGGCTTGTTCGTTACCCAAACCTTTTAAGTCGGGGCGTTGCTCGTCAATAATTTTATTTACAATTTCTTCAACGATTTTAATGTCCAAACGCGGCATGTTTGCTTGATGTGCAACTGCCTGTAAGTCGCGATAAA